CCCCGTCAAACCCAAGCAGAGATTCGGCCGGGTGATCGAGCTTTTTGCGTGGAACGTAACTGCTCAGAACATTCAGATCCGACAGGTGCATGACGTGGCAGATCTCCCAGTGCTCTGATCGACGAGCGAGCCCCGCCCCACCCTGCTCGTGAAGCAGGTCCAGGGTGGCCGAGAGGCAGTTTTTCGGGATCACGCGCGGGCTCGGATCAGTCGTCGATTTGGAACGTCAGCGCGCCAATCCCGAAACTCGGGGCGGCGTCGCCGCTGTTGATCGTCTTGGGCGTGGTCAGTGCGGCATAGACCAGCAGATTCCCGGCGACCGAGGCATCAAAGATTCCCCAGTGCGTGACGACTCCCCATGCTGCGGTGGGCGCGGGAAAGGTGATCGCTGCCAAGTTGCTGGTCGTGCCGTCACCAGCCGCGGTAGCGGCCCATGTTGCATCGGCCGGTGCCGCGGCGACGCGGGCGTAGCTGCCGCCGGTGACTTCGGTTCCGCCTCCTGCTTCGCCAGGCGCTGCGGTAAACAGCGCAACGTGCAGGCCGGCCGGTTTGGTAAAGCTGCCGGTGCGGAAAATATGCTTGACGACTTCGTCTTCGGTGTAGTTCGTAAGGGCGCCCACGGCGGTCTCCTGGTTAATCAGCCTTGCGGCAGGTTTCGTGCATCCGTCGGCATTGGCCGGCGGTATCGATGAGTTCGTGGGTCCAGATCACGACGGCGATGTCGTCGCCATCAGTGAGGTTCGGCAGTAGCGGACACGGAGTCAGGCATTCCGTTGGCCGCTGCATCGGCACCGGCGTTTGCGGCGGCAATGCTTGCGGCGATGTCGAGCACCCGGTCATCAGGCCAGCGGCAATCAGGACGAGCATCGGCGCGCGCGGCATTCAGCTGGCCTCGGAGTTTTGCTGCACGAGATGCGGCTTGCATCCGCGCATCACGTAGGGCTGCGGCTTGCCGGCGTTCGGATTCAGCCTCAGCATCTGAACGTGCAGCTTGATGAGTGACGACGATGGCCGCTTGCAGGGCAAGGGCAGCACGGCCGCGCTCCACATCGATGCCGTGGCCGTAGCCAGTCCAAGCAGATAGGCCGGCCACCAGAGCGGCGACCACAAGTAGGTAGGCGAGGTGCACACGTCACGCTCCTGCGGCAACGATGCCGCGCTGATACCGGACCGCGTGACCCGGCTTGAACACTGCGGTGAGCACGTCGCCGCGCGATGCTTCGGCCACACGCGCGATGCCGACGTGCGTCCAATCGCCCTCGAAGATCAGTTGATCGAGCACGATCCCGGCGGCCTGGATGACGCGGCATACTTGCAGCGGCGACAGGGTTCGGACGACGATGTCGGCGGCTCGCCCGTCCATGTGCGCGCTGGCGCGGCTGCCGCCGATGCGGGCGTTGAGTTCGGGCGATCGGTAGCCACTGGTGATCTGGAGCGGACGATTGCCGATGGCGGTGCGCACGCGCTCGAGCGTTGCTGCAAGCCGGATGAGGTTGAGCCCTGCGCTGTCCGTCGGGGTATTGTCGAGGCCGTGCCGGGTGGCGGTTTGCGACCGGACGAACTCGATGAGATCGAAGTGTGATGCGATTTTCATTTGTCGATCCCCATCATCCGATCGCGGAATCGCTCGTACTGCATCATTGCGCGCGTGCCCGAGTGGGCCGAGATGGCGACGAGGACCGATCGCAGCAGCCCGTCCATCCCGTACCATTCGCAGATCATGTGCGTGACGATGGCGGCGAAGATGCAGACCGCCCCGTCCAGTGCCAGCGCGGACCAGGAAAACCGTTCGCCGGCCCGGACCTTCGCGGCGTACTGCGCGAGTGTCGCGAGGCCCGATAGGAACAGCGTCGTGATCCACGGGAACAGGTGCCCGAAGGCGTCTGCAGCGGATCCCCATAGGCCGGGGTCTTTTTCCGGCATCACTGATCTTCCGGGCCGGGCTCGCCGACACCCTCTGCGGCAGGGGATTCGCCTTGCGAAATTCCTGACTTTGATGTGTGCGCCGCGTTCGATTCGAGCACCACGCCTGCGTCGTCCGTCTTTTTGCGCCAAGCCTTGATTTGTTCGAGCACGTCTTCCGGCCGCTTGCCGCGCGCGCGGATGATTTCGGTTTCGGATGCGAATCCGCTGCGCACGAGTTCCTTCGACGCCTGTGCCTCTTTCATCGGGTCGATCCACGGCATGGCCTGCGCGGTATAGACGGCTTCCGCCTGCGTGCCCGCCTTCAGATCGGCCGGCATGCGCACGATCCCGCCCAGGTGCGCGGCCGAGACGAACTGGCCCCACACCGGCTCCACGATCTCGCCGACGAATTCATCGCACAGCACGGCGTAGTGAATCCACTGCTCGACGAGCTCCTGGCGCTGTGCGCTGTAGGTGCCGTTGTAATCCTTGCTGACGCTGCTGTTGCTGGCGCCGATGCCGGCCGCGAAGGCGCGGAGCTGGCCCTGTCGGAAGGTGATCAGGTTCGGGTTCGGGCGCTTGCTGTCGATCAGCCCGATTTCCTCGCCGACGGCCAAGTCGTCGATGATCATGCCCGGCTTGAAGGCGATCTCGCGCGAACCCTGCGTAGCGGAAGTCTGCGCGTCGTACAGGTCTGGCGTGCCGCGCTTGACGTACGCGGTGAGCATGGCACTGATCTTGGCGGCCACGCGCTCGGACTCTTCGTAGTCCTTGATGTCTTCCATCCGCGTGATCACCGAAGCGAACTCGGAGACCCCGCGGACTTGCCCGATGTGGTCGATCGTGGCGAGGTGCAGTAGCCGATCCCACGGAACTCGCTTTGTGTCCTGCCCGGTCGGCAGGCCGATTTGCGCGGCGTTGGTCTTGAGCAAGTGCGCGGCAATGGGCTTCCCCCACTGATTGCGCTCGATGCCCTGCAGGATGTTCTTGTTCGGGTCGTTGAAGTCGATCGGGCAAAGCTCCGCCTCGAACGCTTCGAGTGAGAACGGTACGCGGGTGCCGTGATCGAGATCCGAGCGGAACCCGGTGATCATCTGCGCGAACACTTCCCCGTCGCGTATCCATGCTCTGGCCAGCGCGCGTTGCAGGCGCGACCACGGCATGCGCTGCGTGACATCCGGGAATCGGCACCAGTCGCGATACGCTTCGAGCAGCGCGGCGGCGTATTCGGTATGGATCGTCCCGTCGTTACGCCGGGGCTGCGGCTCGACGCCGATCCCGTTGGGGCCGACGATGTTATTGACGAGCACCCGCAAGGCGCCGCGCGACAGATCGTGATTGCGACACAGATGACGGGCCTGAGCCCGAACCGCGGCGGCGCCACGCTGGACCATTTCGTTCTGCGATCCGCGCTCTCGATGGAACTTCCGAAGGCGCGACGGTTCTGCGGCTTCGTAGTGGGCGAGCACCGACCGGGCCGCCCGCCGGCGCATGGCTGCGGCAGGGGAAAAGAAGCCGATCAGGCGGTCGATTGCGTTCATGCGCCGGACAGGTCGGCGACGGCGTAGTTAAGACTCCCACCGCCCGCAGCGCGATGCTGCTCGCGTGCGATTTCCCACTTCGTCTGTTTGATTTCCGCATGAATTTCCGCCAGCCTCGCCATTTGTATCGAGCGACCAAGCGCGGTTGCTGCCTGAGTTTGAAGCGTGGCAACCTCTGCGGCGTATAGGGCGGCAAGTCGAAGTTCGGTGACAGTCGTCATGGTCGGCATGGGCAGTGTATTTCCCGACAACGTACCGACGCGCGCGCGACATTTTCAGGGGTTGCGTGAGACTTTATGCAGTCTCGCTGCGGCGATGGCGCGGCGCACCGTCGCTTCGCTTAAGTCAAACTTAAGGCTTAAAGCACCAATATTGGCCCCGTTGAACTCTGCCCAGATTCTGGCGTTCCGCTCTGCTCGGTCCGCCGCGTGACTGAACGGCAGGTAGTAGTCCGCGCCGGCATGACCTCGCAGTGCTGCCCCTCGGGCGATCCCCGCGGCGAGCTGGACGGCAATGTCGTCTGGCATGCACGCGAAGGACTTCAGCCCATCGGCCACGACGTCGACGAAAGAAGTGGCACTCATAGGCGGGAACTCCAGTCGGATCGGGCTAGTTTTGGTGTCTTTGTTGGTGCCGGAATAGGCGGCGAGTTAGCTGCATCGAGATCTTCGCGGCGCGCCATTTTCTTTGGTGTCTGCTGTACCTCGATGCCGTCGTCGGCGCCTGGCTGAACACGCTGCTCAAGATCGTCCCACCACTTCCGTTTTTTGGCGGACCACAGATCAAGACGCTCTTCGAGCCAAATCGAATACGCGGTCATGTCCATGACTTCGTTTCGCTTTCGGTTTGGCACCCATCGCGTTTGGTTTCCGTACTGCGAGCGCACGGTGATTCGGTCTTCTGCAGCCAATTGGCGGAACCACTCATCGGTATTGTCGGAGGACAAATGGACGTACCCAGGCCCTTGCTGTTTGATTTCCAGCCGTGAGGAAAGTCGATCTTTTGCGAGATGCGTCCCGACGTGCCACAAAACGGGGCCGTGCTTTTCTCTCCGACCCATCCAGTTGAAGCCGACCTTGG